CTGGTTGAAAGTCTCTAAACTTTTCTACAACTAAAGAGGTTGGTGGAATAGATCCATTATTATCAAAATATAAACGAATAAAATTCCATACATCGTTATGAGTTCTAAGAAGGTTTTCTACATTAGCCTGCAACAATACGTGCATCTGTTTATCTTGTAATAATGCTGAAATAACTTTTGCTTCTGTATTATTCACTCAGCCACCTTCTTGCTAATTTCCTGCGCTCTGTTCTTTCTTTAATATCTTGCTCTACATCTAGTTTACCATTAAGAATTTTTTCTGCGTTATAAGCAAAATAATTCCAACTTGGTTCTTGTGCAATACTAAAATAATACTCAATTAGGTCATAGCAACCAACAACACCATAAGACTCTATAAGAGAGTCGGCTGCCCACTGCTCTACATTTAAATTTAAAGATGGCTTATGCTCGTATCTTGCTGTATGCAATTTACTATACCTACTAAGCAAAGCCATACGGTCTTTGCGTTCAGCCATTAGTTAGTGTTATCAGCCTCTGATTGTGCTTCTTGAATCTTTTCTGTTAGTTTATCTTCAACAAACTTATAGACTCTATCAAAAGCCTGTTCTGTATTTTCACCATCACGCTTAGAATCAACAACTCCAAGATCAAGTCTTAATGATTGAAAATTGCCTAAATTAAGAGTATATCCAAGTGTTACTGATACTTTTGTATTTTCGTTTTCCATTACCCCACCCATTCTTGAATTTAAATGTTCTCAGACCAAACAGGAATATACCTTCCATCTTCAGTCTTCGTATATGTAAGTATACCGTCACCCATTCGTCGTGTCAACTCTTGGCTTGTGGGAATACTATTATTTGTTATTAATCCGTCTCTTCTTGGTTGCCCAATATGTCTAGATCCCAGTATAGCACGGATTTCTCTTATGTGATCTTCTGAGTAATAAGACCTTATTTGCCAACCTCTTTCTCCATTTAACTTTGCTCCTATTGGTGGTGGTATAATTCCATTTTTAATTAATGTTGGCATATATTTTCTATGACGATTAATTAATTTAGCAGTCTGAGAAACAGTATAAACTCTTTGTCTATTCCGTCTAAAGTCTGTGCGAAGACAAGTTTCAAGTCTATCTTTAGTAATATTATAAAACGTAACCATTCCAGTAGAACGAGAACTGTGGTATAAACGTACAAGATCTTTGTTTAAAAACCAAAGTTTTTTACTGCCCTTAATTATAGGGTCGTTATTGTATTGTTGGCTCTGGATTTTTCCTTTTGCAGTATCCATCTACCTTGCCCACTTTCTGACGGAGGATGAAAAAATACACGATAACCACATGATATGCAAAATGTTTCTAAGTGATCTATGCTGCTGTACTGTCTGTCAACAAACATGCGACCTTTACATTTTTTACAAAAAATCATGCCCACCCTTAATTTTAATTAGGAATGCCAACAACTATTAAGTTAACCGCTATTGCTAAATTTCCAGATTCGCCGAATCTAACAAAGCCGTCTACTCTTGAAGTTGTTACTGATGTTAAAATAACATTTACATTCTTTCCAGCAGGAGTGCCACCAGTATTTTCTAAAGTTGCTGTTACTATTGGTGCAAATTTAAAATCAGTAAACTCTAAGAAAAATGTTTTTTCTGTTGATGCTGACACTGTAGATAGGGTTGCAACTACTGGAACATACCCTCCAACAATTCTTGTTTCTGAGGTTTTTGCACTTTGTTTTCCAGCAGTCCGTGTATCAATTGTTGCATAGTTAAATGTTGCTGAAGATACCTCAGTCGATAGTTGATTTACTGTGTCAACTAATTTATAAAGATATGGGACATCCAGGGGTTGTCCTCGTTCTGGTAGTGGTACTTTAGCCATTTATTCCTCCTATTTAATTATACCAAAGACTCTGAGCCAGAGTCAAAGATAAGTAGTGATGCGTTTACTTCTTTTGTAGATGATGCTATTTGAACCTTTACACGAACTGATGTAGTTCCTGTATTTAAAAATGGATAAGAGTGCGTCGCAGTTGTTCCATGATATGCAAAAGATCCTGAATCAAATTTTACAAATACGTCGTATGCTGGTCTATTTAACTCATCCCCCCACACGGCAGTAATGATTGTTTCTGTAATAGAAAGAGCACCATTAACAGATTCAACTGGCACAGCATTTGTAACAAATGTTGGAGACCATTGAGACGTTCTGTTTTTATCTTCAGAGATAATTCTATATCTTACAACATATGCAGAAGTGTCGAAGTCTACTGGAGGCAAGTCATTTTTTGGAATAATTGCTTTTTTAATAGTCATTATGTTACACCTATTGAAAATCTAAATTCAACATAATTACTAGTATTAGGTGACTTAACTATTGTTTCAGCATTATCATTTTTAATAATTGAATACCCCGTTAGTCCGTAAAGTGGGTTTGTTGTTGCAATATTTTCTAGCCTCATAGCGTCTAAAGCAATATAATAATCATCTGAAGGTACTCCAGAATCTATAATACATGCATAAATTCTAACTACGGTAACTAAATCCCAAGTAAATCCTGAAGTGGTGTAAAGATCTTGTAGTTGTTTTGAAACTACAAAATATCTATTTGTTTCAAAGTCTGCAATTGCATCGTTTAAATTTCCAGAACTACCATGGTTTACTTCCGCTTCAAACCTTGCAAATTGACTACCATCGGTTGAAGAAAAATTAACTAATATTCTAACTGTTTCTGGAATTGCAGAGGAGTTGCCAGTTTTACTTACTATTGAGAATGCTAGTCTAAGTTCATCTATTGGAGAGTTTCTTGAAAAATCTACGTTCGCTCCAGTTAAACGAATGTGGTTTGATCCTGATTCAATTACAAAATGATCTTCTGTTGGACCACTCTCTTCGCTAATTGTTAGGTCCGCTTCATCTCCCCTAATTAAAATTATGTTATTTAAAAACCTAGATCTTTCATATCTGTTTGCACGAGATGTTTTAAAGAATATAGAGTTATCTGCATTTGTTTGAAAGACGGTATCTGCAACAGCAATAACATTGTCATCTAATGGATCATCTAGGGGAGAAGTAACAACATCAATAGCGGTTGCTGATGCCCCTGTTTGATACTGCCAATTTTCTCCAGTAGTAAAAGCAAATACTGTTTTACTGTCATATGCTCCAGCAGAAGGATTTGCTCCTGCAGAATATAGACCTACTTCTGATATTTCATATCTTTCTTCTGTTGGTAATTCTGCGGTTAAGACAATTTTATTTATACCGCCTTCATTTACAAACCCTCTAGATGATATTGGAACACGAAACATTTCAAAATCAAGGTTTTCTTTTGTTGCAAAATTATCTGCTACGTCGCCAGTTTCTAGCGGGGTGGGACCACAACCAACAGCCAAAAAAGATGCGTAGGCAGGGGCTTGACCAAGCATGTATTTTCCAATAATAGTCTTACCAGTATTAGTTATCAAGAGGTTACTTCTCCAAATTCCGCTTCATATATTGTACCACTTGTGGTTATTTCTACTTGAATTTGCTCATCAGTCTCAAGATTAATAGCCTCAATAATCAGATTTCCTGTATCATTATCTAAATAAACATACGCCCCACTTGGCCCAGTTCCTGGATCTGGAATTTTGTTTTCAAGTTTAATAGAAAAATTTGCAAAGTATTTGTCTGAAGTAGACTGAAGACTAAGAATATTATTTGGATTATATTGTTGTTGAATTGATGAAAGATTTTTAATAGGTTGATAAGAAACCTGTTGTCCATTAACAATGTCATTGCGTGCTATATTTATTAGTTCATGTCCACCAATATCTTCAAATATTAAGTCTTTAATTACTTCAATGTCTATGCCTTCATCATCAAATAAAACTGTGTCTATTGGTGCTGTTTTAACTGGAGGTGGAGGTGGGGCTATAATTGCTGCGGCTATTGTTGTTGGTGTTGCTGGTACTGCTGCTACTATTGTTCCACCACTGGTGCTACCCCCACTGGGGCTCCCGCCACTGGAACTATCACCAGAAACTGGAAGTGCTGTAGTTAGTGGAGTTTTTTGTGATTCTATCTGTGTTTGATATGCATTTTCATAAGCATTTAAAGCACTTTGAATTTGTTTTGTTGTTGATCCTGGCTTTGCACTAATTGCTTCTAATGCAGCACCTGCTGACTGAAAGTTTTGATAAGATTTACTTGTTGTGTCAACTCCTAAAATTTGTTGAGCCTTTTGCACTCCAGTATCTGCTTGAACTGCTGCTAAGGCTTCTCTAACTGCTTTTTCTTCTTTTGACATTTTAGATTTTGACATTTTACACCTCGCTTAAATAGGCAGTCATGCTTGGTCCGCCATTGTTTCTAGAATAATCTATATTATATACTACAAACCTACTAGAGTCTGATGTTACAAGATCTAGTCCAGAAGAATCTTTGTAATTAACAGTTACAATATCTCCAAGTTGTAATGTTGGAATTGAAAATAAATTTATGCCTATTGATTTTCTAGGATGCATAACTCTATTAATAATCCAACCCATTAAAGCCTGAGCGTCATCATCTGTTTGAATGTATATGCTATCAATAGAAAATTCATTTTTTCCATAGATCATTCTGCTTTGTCTAATTTCGTCATACTTTGCTTTTTCTACAAGTGGTGAAAATATTAATGAACTACCCTGAAATTCTGGATCAGAGAGGTTTCCACGTTTTTTAAAGTACTCATCAACAGTTAACTCATGAGTTGTATCTTGTGTAAATGTTACTCCTTGAATTCTTAAATAATTTCCTGTTGTTTCGTCTAAACTTAATGCAGTATCTGTAGCATTAAATATTAAAAATTCTGCTCCGTAAGAGTCTGCTAAGAATCCAGATGTTGTATACCCTTTGATTCTATTAAAAGTTGGAGAAAGTTGAGCATAAAGAGCAGGGTATGCACGATCATACTTAACATCAAAATAAGCACATTCACGCATAATAGAACCAAATTCTTCAAAATACAAATTATACTGTGGTGGTTCCTGTGAACTAATTCCAGAAAGGTGAGTTCCCTGAATTATTCCACTCATTGCATATTTTCTAAAAGATTCATTAACATTGATTTTGCCATTTGATAATGCTGAAGCAAGAGTTTCTCCTACTGTAAAAACTGTGTTTTGAGAATAGTTTTCTGACAAAGCATAAACATTTTCAAACATAACTCTAGAAGAGCCACGAGTAAATAACGCCATGTTATTGTAAATTGGAAGAGGATCTGTATCGTCAACTACC